TTTATTTTTTTTTTCTATTTATGTTTATTTTTTTTCTATTTATTTTTTTCAATTTAATATTATTGTTTTTAATATTTTTTTTTTTTTTTTTTTTTTTTTAATGAGCCACTGTATTTTATTCCCATTTTATTCATTTTTGCATGTCTTATTTCTGTCTCTTTTTTTAATTGTTCCAATTTTTCACTATGAAACAGTTCTAGAGCTTCTTTATCTTTTTTTCTTTTAAGTGCGGCAGCTTCTCTTTTTGGCGCCTCTAGTTCTTCATTATGTCTATTTTGTAAATTTGATTCTTCATTAGATCTTACATTTAAATCACGATTTATTCCATTTCGAATACCTCTATTTGTTACATATCTTTTATAACTGTTAACTTGTTGTTTTAATATTAATATTTTTAGTTGAATACCCGCTCGTGTAAGATATTCCCCCTTTTCTTCTTGTAATTCTGTAAGAATTGCTACATCATCACCATTAAAATTTTGTGGTATTTGATAGTCAAGCATTTTCATTACTACTTCCTTCCGCATAAGTAATTCACGTTGAGTTTTATAATTCTCGAGTGATATATTCATAGTTCCTTCCTCAATTAGTTTACTTTCTTCTGCCATTTATATATTAAAATATATAAATTATGCAACCTATTATTTCATCTTTTATTTTTACTACTAATATTGTTACGGCCTATCTTTATAAACAATATTATATTTATTCTATTTTATTTACAACGCTCACACTTACATCATTTATATATCATTCGAATAGTAACATATATACGAATATCATAGATAAATGCGCGATTGGTAGCATTGTTTTATATGGCTCACACATGTTATATAATAAATTCAATATGGATAAATTGCTAGAAATCATTTTAATATTTTCATGTTTTTTTAGTATTTTATTTTTATTTTTTTACGGATATTATAATAAAAAATATTGTTATGACCCTGATTGGGGTAATCATTACCATTGTTTGCTTCATTTTATAAGTTCTTTAGGGCATCATATTATAATATTTTTATAATCGTGTGAAACATTCAAATGTTGTAAACTGTTGGCTTTGTCTTATATCATCAAACTTAAACACGATATGGGTTTTATGAACGCTAATTACGGTCCCGTATAGCGCCTTTCCATAAGGTGGTTTTGAGTATTGAAGACGCTCGCCTTTGACTATTGTGGGTAGCTCCATGGGTTATTTTACTGTAGGGTTTCATATTAGTTTACTACTGTTTCAATTTTACCAAATGACGGCAGATTGGGTATATACTTTATCGCACGAGGCCTTTTTCTGTTGTTATAGCAATAAGTAGCAAGGGCGCCAATAATAATACCTCCAATTAAACAAAAAAATTTTGCCATTTTATATACAATTATTATACGTTTAAATTATAATTCTAATAAATAAAACTCACACATATTATATATAATATAAATAATACGAATGTATACATAGAAAACCCAAAAGAGAGTGATCGTTGCTAGAATGTCCTTAATCATTTTGTTAATGAAAAAATAGTAATTATATTCATTTCAATTATATTTTTTCTAATTTCGTAAACTGGCCTCCGCCTAGATGAATGTTGGGCTTGTCCTCTTTGGGTAGTGGTTTCAAGAAGTCTGCCATGATGCTCTTGTATGTGGGTTTCTTTATTTTCGGTAAACTTTCTTGAGCGACCATTGTTTGGCTCGTCACTGAGTGTGTCAACATTGGTTGCGTCGTTGAAGGCATTACTTCCATTTTTAAAGTATATTATTAAAATAAAAATAGTTTCAATTTTAAAATAAATTATATTATGCGTTTATAGCGCTCGCAAATGGCACGTCATGTTCGGTTCATATAGCGCCGTAAGACACATAATGAATGTTGTGATGATGGTTGCGCACATTAGGCCAGCGTAATCAGGATGTATCGACATTTGAATGACAGGTTTGTATAATTACTTATCAAATAAAAATGGTTTCAATTTTATAAAAATATTATATACTTTAAATTTTATTACATTTTACCTTCTAGCTTTCGTATTTTTTCTTCTAGAATTGAGTTTTCTGTTGAGATACGAAGATATGCGTTTTGAAATACCCTTGACGCATCCGTTATGCGTTGGATTTGTTGGATAAGTACCATTTCATTCGTTTTTGCTTCTTCTATCCATTCGGTTGCCTTTTCAAGCTCTTCGGTCTTGACCTTGACCATTTTACACATCTCTTGATAAGAAGGAGGAGCGTTCATTTTAATACTTGTCTTAGTGTACTAGTTGTGTTAGTTTATTATGTAGTATATTTGATTTCAATTTTTAAAGTTCTTTATAGTTTGCGTCCTTTACAATCTGCACCTTATCATTGCTATTTCTATATTCTGAGTTTCTATAATTTCCATAAGTCTTTTTGCCTCTATTTTTTGATGTTCAATCATATTCAGGCATGCGTGATTCATTTCCTTTAATTTTTTAATCTCAGTTGTTGCCACCCATAATTCGCGCAAAATTCCTTCTGACGCACGCTCCAACGCATTCATTCGGTCAATATCCATTTGTATAAATCATAATGTCTATAATAATATTTTCAATTTTATAAAAAAAATATTATTGTATTTAATTACGCTTACGCTTTTAACCTTTACTTCGTTTTTTCTTTCGCTTACGCTTTTGCCTTTGTCCACGTTTCGATGTGCCCGCCTTGATACTTTACCGTCGACGGAAGTCCGCCGCCCATTTTGTTTAGATTCTTTGCCGCAACTTTTTCATCATCCTTTGTCTTTTTGACAAACTTGGTCACCACCCAATAGTGGTCCTTGTCGTCGTAAATGATGGGGACGCCTTTTACTGAAATACGTTTCACGAATCCATCATAGACTGCGTTTGTTTTTTTGAAATGAATAAAGTATGAGTTAAATTTTTCGCCCGTGTATTTGTCCGTTTTTTGAAGAACGTCGACTGTCTTCACAATGTCTTCCTGAAATGCTTCGTTGAGAACGTCCTTGACTTGTTTGGCATTGGTCGACGAGTGAGCGCGGTTAATGTAAAGAGAAGTCATTATTCGTAGTCGGAGTTCGTAGTCGGGCGGTGTGTCTATTTTATATCTCTTAAATCTGGTTTCAATTTTATAAATGAGTTACGGCCAATAGTCTAAACCCATGATATACTGTTGTAAATATAGCCAATACGATAAGTATATAAAATGCTTGTATGGGTGTTTTATTTTGGTTTATTCCGATATATAATAGTATCGGGACTATTAACAATAAATGAAATGCGAAAATAGTTTTATTGTTTTTATCTACTTCGATTTGTGTAAACAGGTGTTCCTTTTGTTTAGCAGGTTCATGTGCGGGTGGTTTTAAATAGTCGGTTACTCCTCCTCCGGTCGATTTGTGTAAAGGAAGTTGCGAGCAAGCATAATAATAGTCATACCATGCCAGGGCTACATAACTTATAACAAAAATAATAAAATAAACTAACAAGGATGGCACGAGCGAGAGAATGGGAGGGCGAAAAGTATATATTATCATAATAATAATAGAAAAAATGATACATTTAATGTTTAATGTAAATGGGTAATTTGGAAATATACCTCCTGACATATATAATAAAATATATTATAATCTATTCGTTCCTTTATTCGTTCCTTATTTGATTTCCTCAAGAAACTTCATAATATTAAAGTATTGTTGAGGTGATAATGTGGGCTCAATATATTTTATTTCATGATTAGTATGTAAATTATTTACAATATATTTATGTGTCTTATTAAATACATCACTGTATAATTTATAAAAATTTAATGTCACGCTATAGGGTATGTCGTCGTCCATTGCGTAAAGGGTCTTGGTAATAAAAATATTCATAATATTTTGGTTTCAATTTTATCCGTTTCTTATTCTATATCCGTTCCTTATTCTATCCGTTCCTTATTCTATTTCGTCGAGAAAACTCATAATATTAAAGTATTGTAATGAAGTAAGAGTATCGTTGTCGTTATCGTAAATGTGATTTATATATTCTTCATAATTATACATATTATTTACAATATAAATGTGTGTTTTATAGATCAAATCATCATATATCTTATAGGTAATCACATTGTCAGTGATGTAGTCCATGGTTAAAAGGGAACCGATAGATAAAGGGTCTTGGTAATAAAAATATTATTATTATATTGGTTTCAATTTTATTCTATATTTTCATTTTTATTCTATATTTTCATTTTTTTTATCATATTCAATTTGAATAAGCTGCGAAACCATTTCCATAAGTTGTTCGACTTGATTTGTAAGTTGAGCGGCATTACTTGTCAGTTGTTCAATATGTCTTGTATTATGTTCGATTTGTTTTTCCAATTTATCGTACTCACTTGACATTTTAGCAAATTCATTTAAAATGTTTTCGCAATCACTTGTCAGTTTTTCGTATTGTGCTTCCTTATCTTTTTTATCCTTTTGTATTTTTCGTTCATAGATGCTTTCCTCAAATTCGTATATCTTGGTGGCGGATGGTGCCATTGTGCCGCCATATTGGTTTTGAGTGCCTCTTAGTAATTCTTGTAAGTGTGCTTTCTCTTCTGGTGTCATGATGTCTTGTAAACTTTCAACCCATTGCTCGTCTTTCCTCAAGATTCGTCCCATTTTATAAGCTGATATTGGCATCGGGTCCATTTTAATAAAAAATATTGTATTGTATTCGAATCAATTTTTTATTATCGCCCGTCTGTTAACCTGATATAATCATTGAGTTCGTCGTACTCGTTATCATCATCATCGTCTTCTTGAGCAACATAGTCGGTCGGCACGATAATGAACCATTCGAAAAAAGATTGAAACATTGTAAAGCATCTGTTGCCGTTTTAATATCTATTTATTTGGTTTCAATTTTGTTCTATTATTTCATTTTATAATATAGCTCTTCTATCATCATTAATAGCTTATCTTCTGCGATTTTATGTTTCACTTCGCTTTCATTATATCGTTTCACTAGGTTGGCGTTGCATATAGTTAATTCTTCTATATCACTGTTGCATAGTTTTACTCTCTCTTCCAATATTATAGAATCGATTATAGATAGAAGACCTTTTATAGTATTGTCTTTGGTAAGCTTATCTTGGATATGCTTATCTTGATTCCATATTCCCATATATATGTTTCGCATTTCCTTTAAAAAAAATTAAATCTGGTACTTTTTTGATTATACATGGTATATAACTATTTATATTATTAAATTACATTTTTTACAAATTTCATAATCATTGTCGCTCCAATATTTTTTGGGTGTTGTTATACCACATGAATCACATTGAGTGTATTGACTGTTATTTTTCTCTTTTGTAAGCACTCTATAGTGTCCTTTAATTTGTTCAAATATTTCGTATCCAAGGGCAATTTGTAATTTACAAGAAGAATGAACATTCATTAAGGTAAGAGTTCCATCGTATATATAATTTATATCCCATAAATATTTGTCCTTGTAAAAATATCCTTCCTGTCGTTTTTCAAATTCGATTCCATTCACAATGTGGATACCGTAGTCCATGTCTATTTGGTTAACTTTATCTAATAGGTTCATACTGTTAAATAAAAATATTAATTAATTTTAAGTTCAATTTTAAATTATATTTGTGATAGTATTGGGTCATCGTTCGCTTCATCCACTAAGTATGGAAGCAATTTATTGTAAGCAAAATCTCCAATCCGCATTTTAATTAATCTCCGATTATGCGTGTACAATTTTTTATTCGTAGGGTCATATTTATATACAGACCCAAGACGGATTCCATTGTAATAAAATTTTCCTGGTTCGGTTTCTTCAATAGTGATTTCGCCTAGTGTGAACATTTTTTAATAAAAAATATATAAATAAATTAAAATCAATTTTTCATTTATTAATCATTGTTGTTTTGAATTAATATAATATAATGTCCTTTGACTCGATTGACCCAATTGTCTCCAAATAAGTCGCGCATATTGTCGAGCGAGTCATGATTGAGTAAGGACATTGTATTATCAATAATATAGACAATCTCAGGTAAATGGATGCCATTGTAGTAATAGCCGTCGACACCCTTGTACTCGAAAGTTGGGTGTTCATACATTGTCTCAGTTATAATGTAATGAAACAACGGATTCATTTTTAATAAAAATATTATAATTAGATTACTTTCAATTTTTTTATTTTATTCTATCCAAGCTTTTTATTTTATTCATTCTTTTATTCTATTCATTCTTTTTATCCTTCAAGTATTGCCTCAAACAGCCTTTTGAATTCTCGAAAGACTCCATATTCGCGATCAAGGTATTCCAACTCTATAATGTAGCCCGTTTCATCGTCGGCGAAGAATATGTTGACGTTAATCGCATGGTCCTCTTTAAATTTCAGAAAATAGCTGTGAGCGCTGCGCATCTGAAGAATGGGCGCGAATGCGTCGTCGAAATCTTGGACGAGTCTGTCGTATGGTTTGGCGGTAAAATATATGTCGGGCTTCAGGTCATAATAGTAAGGCCGTTTGAATTTAGATGGATTGTTCAAACAAGTTGGCGGTGAGATGTCGGCATCCTTGAAATTATAGACGTTTCTCAAATTATAATAATCCAAAATGGTTACGGTGCGTTTGAGGGCAGGGATGTCGACAAATTCGATGCGTTCAAGGCCGCCTTGTGTTACATATTTTGTTTCAATTGGGGCGCCATGGTAAGATACTGCTTTTGTGGCGGGGTCATAATCAAATTTGACTCGGTTGATGGTGACCGAGTTGTCAGTGAAATCGGTGTAGAAAGAGGAAAGCATTGTGTTTGATATAAAATATTTATATTATTTACATTTCAATTTTTAATGACTTATTCCATTATTTCATTTATCCCATTATTTCATTTATCCCTTTTTTATATAATTTAGATAATAAAATTTACCAAAAAGCATAACTAAACCAACCGTATAAAAGGTGAAAAACAATAAAATATAATGTTCATCGTTATATAAATAAAGACATAACGGTTGTGGTATTAATTGACATAATTGTAAAGAGGTTATGTATTTCTTGATAAACCGAACCTTATTGAATTTTAATAAACAACCCAAGTAATACGAATACATTATCGTATGAACGAATGAATTTAAAATTGTCGCAATCCAAATTCCTTCAACCTTATATACAAAACACAAGTGCCAACATATAACCGCTCCTATATGATGGTATTTTTGAAGGAATATAGGTGTTTTACCATTTAAGTATAATAAAAATGTATCAAAGAACTCATAATATTTTGAAATGTAAAACCAATATATAATCGAATCAAAGTGTTGTTTTTGAAAATAATAATTAGATTGGAATACGATCCCATCATTATATAGTATTTGCGACAAGGACAAGAAAGTCCAACTACTAAATACAACTAGAAAACCATTATGAATAACAGATAAGTTGTACAACAAGGTTGGGTTTATGCGAAATTGTGTAGGATATGCTATATAACCGGCAATTGCTAATATTGGTGTTATATGGACGTTCATATTAACCAATATTTATTAATATTTATGTTGTTTTTGATAAATAAAAAAATATTTATCATTTCATTTCATTCATTTATCCATCATTTCATTTATTCAAGTGCCTGTCGAATAAATCGTTTGGTTAGACCTGGGTACCGTTCCTTGTACTTTTTGTAAATCATATTCGTCGTGGGCGGCCTTGGCCATTTGTCAGTCTCAATAAGGTTTTGAATTTTCCCTTTTGTTGGAGTAATTTCAAATGCTTTGGATACATAACCGCATGTGAATCCAGTAATAAAGATGAAGCCGAAGAGAATAAAGGTGAAGATAACGAATACGGTGAAGTCAGTCATGGTCATTGTTTGTCTTCTATTCATGACGTTTTTTTTGTTTCAATTTTATTTTTACCTTATCCTGTTCGTTACCTTATACGTTTGATGAACCGACACCCCGGCGCATCCATGTTGTGGCTTACCTTGTAAGGCGGCTCTATAGCGAGCGATTCAAATACCATCTCGGTTGTAATATCTGGCGAATATTTGCGTTGAAGGACCGCCGTAATTCCTGAGATGCTTGCGAAACTGAACCAATTGATGTCGCGAACATAATTCTCATCGATTAGCGAGCGAATGTGCGTTAACGATAAAACGCGGCGACTTGACTTGGCGGGTTCCGTTATTTCATTCTGAACAAATTCTACGGGCTTGCTAGATAGGCGGAACATAAAGGCCATGTTGTTTT